AGTAGCGTTAGAAACTGCATTACCTTTCTTGCCGTTAGTAAATTGATCTAAGTATTCCTGTAGATGTTTAACAAACATTATTGACTTTATAGGACAGTTACCTTAAATTGTCAATCATGGGATTACCAAAAAGACTTACAGAAATGCAACAAAGATTTGCCGAGTTTTTAGTATTCGGTGGACCAGATGGACCAATGACTCAAACAGAAGCAGCGCTCGCTGCTGGATACAGTCCTAAACGTGCAAGACAGGAAGGATCAGAATTATGTAACCCAAGACTATCACCACTTGTTGTTAAGTATATAGGTGAACTGAAAGAAGAGAGATTAAGAAAACATGAAGTCACTTACGAGGGACACGTAGCAGAACTTGCTAGACTTCGTGAAGCTGCTCTGAAGAAAGGATCTTTTTCTTCTGCTGTGAACGCTGAAGCAAATCGAGGAAAGGCAGCAGGATTGTACATAGACAGAAAAATAATAAAAACTGGAAAATTAGAAGATATGTCAGAACAGGAATTAGAAGCAAAAATGAAACAGCTCTTAACCGATTATGGACAGATAATAGACGTGACTCCATCTAAAGTTTCTGAATCTTCTTTACCCAAGCCCGAGGAATCATCGTCCGATCCCCAAAAGTAATACCGTCCTCATCTTTATCGTAACTTGCAAATAGTTTTATAGACTTATTATCTTTGGAATATAGCCAACCTTCATTAACAGGTCTTGCTAACTTCATCTTATCAAACTCTTTGTCGGTAGCCCAGCCAGAGTCACTGACACAGTCAATCCACTCCACTCTAACTCTCGGATAAGGTATATCGGGAGATACATCAGTTGCGATTCTTTTACGTCTTTTCCTAGGCATATAAGTTTATATCACAGATTTTTTTATTTAAAATATGCATTCGCGCGCGCGAACCGAAATTTGATGGTACATTAAAAAGTGTACCAAAAATAAAAAGTGTACCAAAAAGTGTACCATAAAACGCTATATTTTATGCTGAAAAACAGTCAAAAGTACACTTGGACACTTTTTTTCCGAGATAAAAAAATATTTTTTGTAATCTGTCACAGAATCTTATAGTACAGATTTATCTGCCTCATTTTTGACACAATATTTCCTCATTACGGACAACTTTTCCTCTGCTTTGCCTATCTTGCCCAGCAAAGTGTCGATCTCACCAGTGATATCTACATGCTCTGGTATCACCAGGTTATGGTCCTCGATGCATTGTATCTTGTACAATGCGTCCTCAATCTCCGCTTCGTATCTTTTTAGAAGCGCTCTAAACAACTTATCATTCATCATTCCATCTCCTCATAATTATTTTACCGTGTTCGTCTTCGTACATAACCCATGACTTTTTACCATCGAAGTAATAGCCATGTATTTTTCTTTTTACTTTCATTTAAAGTCCTCCGCTTTCATTGGTGTTGTCTTCTCTTTTTCATCAAAGATTAGGTCATAATACATGTCCAATCTTTTCAAAAACTTATGTTTATAGCGCCTTAATTCTGCCCCACTTACGACAAATTCTTGATAATATAGGTCAGGCGTGCATACCATGATAACTCCTTGTTCAATGTTTGATTGGTGAACGTAGTCGTGT